GAAGATTGCGACGCAGATAATAATACGTTCTCTGTACAAATTGAGCCTGATGTTTATGACGCGAGCTGGATGAACAGTGGTTGCGTTATCTTTTCTCCAAACGAAGAATTTGGTGGAGAGGTAGGAGTGATAGGATCGAATACAGAAGAAAACGTTGTCATTTTAGAAGGTGATACATGGCGTGGGAAATTGAGAAAAAAAGTTATCAGTCCACCGAGCGGACAAGCTTACAAAGTTGTAAGTGGTGATGTGAATGCGATAATCAAAGAGCTGGTTGACCCTTGTTACAGCGGTGTTATGCAAGGGTCTTCACTTCCAGCCGATGTGAGCGTAACGAATTACCAATTTGACAGATATTGTACATTGTTAGATGGAATAAACAAAATGCTGAAATCTGTAAATCGGAAATTGCATATCCGATACGTGCAAGGCGAGCAAGGACAGAATGGATATTGTGAGGTATCGTCAAGTCCGATTGAAGACTTTACTGAAACTTTGGAAATATCTCAGGATACGGATATGAATACATTGAAGTTTGTTACGTCAAATAAAATGAATGGAATCAATCATTTGATATGTTTAGGAACAGGCGAATTGACTGAAAGAATGGTGGTTCATTTGTATGTAGATCAAAACGGTAATATATCTCAAAAGCGTACGTTCAATGGCAACGATGACAGAACGGAAGTATATGATTATCCATCTGTTCAGGACAAAGACGAACTAATAGAAGGTGGTATCAAACGCCTTCAAGAAATAATGGACACAAAGTCATTTGGATTTGACGCTGATGACCTAGATTTGAATGTAGATATATCGGATATAATCGGTGGTAAGGATTACATCACAGGATTTCAGGCGTCAAAGCCTGTTGTCAAGAAAATATATAGAATGGATATGGATGGTGTTGAAACAGTGCAGTATGAATTGGAAGGAGAGTACTCATAATGAACATTGTTACAGGTTTTAGAAATGAGCCTCATGTTACAGCAGAAGATATGCGAGTGCTTATTCGTTCGGTGTATGGAAATAGTTCAGCTATAACAGCAATTGGACAAAAGTTAGAACCCGAACTGATTTCAAACAATGAAGTACGAATACATGACGGAGCAATCGTACAGCAAGGCTGTTTTGGAAGAATTGAGGCAAACACGTATGAAGTGATTACAATTGACAATGGTAGTCAGGATATGAAGCGTATTGATCTGATCGTGAGCCGATATGAAATGAATGCCGATACTGGTATTGAATCCATGACGCTGAAATTGATAAAAGGTGAGGAATCAGAAGGAACGCCTATTGAACCAAGCTATGTTTCAGGCAACATTGAAGATGGCGATTTGGTTGACGAGTTCCCGCTTTTCAGAATTAATCTAGACGGAATTACGGTCACGAGCGTTGATAGATTGGCTACGCCTGTACAGCAGGTGTATTCATTTGATTCGATAGCTGAATCCGAAATTTCTCCAGCATTGAAAAATCATTCAGTTGGTGATTATATAGCATACAATGGAAAACTATATAGAGTGACTACGGCTATTACGGCAGGAAGCACATTGGAAGGCAAAATTAGTGAAACTAGCATTGGCGTTCAAATGCAACCGTATCCTGATTACAGAAACAGAACTGTATTGCACACAGGGAACAATAAAACTACCAATGCTACGGTGAACGGAACCATGACACAAACAGGCTTCTTGTTGGTTCAAGTCACTACATCAACTACTAATGGTTCACCATTTATACGTGTGACAATCAATGGCTTTTCTGTTTATGAGTATTTTACGAAATACGCAAATACTTACATTTACGCTACATCACCGTTAATTCCCGTCAGGAATGGCGACAGTTATCAAATCATAATGGGGACAAACGGAGTGGCTACGGGTTCGTATACAGTGACGTTTATACAAGCTAGATAAGGAGCAAACAATGACACAATTTTATATTTTAGAAATCAAACAACTTAATAATGGTGAATTTGAGCATCAAGTTTATTATGCATGGGACGAGAATCATGATAAAGCAAGACTAAAAGCTGAATCAAAGTATCATGAGATTTTATCACAGGCGGCAGTTAGTGATACGAAAAAGCATTCAGCAATTATTGTAAGCGAGGAAAGTTTTCCTGTCGTCAATCAATGTTATAAACACGAAAGCGAGGTCACTGAATAATGAATTATATCATGAATAAACAGTGGTGGGAGAAAGCAGGAATCCGAGCATTAAAGACCATGTGCCAAACAGCTGTATCTTTAATCGGAACTAATGCAATTGGAATTACAGATATTGATTGGTTAGCGGTAGGTAGTGCGTGTGCATTGGCTGGCGTATTATCTTTGCTAACTTCATTGGGTGGTATTCCTGAGGTGGAGGAATGACGCCCGAAAGTACAGTATCGTTGGCGTTGATATTCGGCATAATATCAGCCGTAGGAGTTGTGTTCAACATGGTGCGTTCTTATCGTGAATCCCTTTCAGGAATTATAAAAGCTAATGTGAAGCTGGACGAGCTATGTGGAAAAGTTGATGAACAACGGCTTGACGTGAGGGCAATTGATCAAAAAATAAACAATATGGGTAAGAAACAATTGGAGCACGATATTCGCATGGATGGGATAGAAGAACGTTTATCCAGGTTGGAGGAACGCAATGACTAGATTGCATGGAATTGACGTATCAGACCACAACGGCTATATTGATGTATCGAAGTATGATTTCGTTATCATAAGAGCTTGCTGGGGAACGCATACGGATTCTAAACTAGATTATTGGGTAAATGAGTGTAATGAAAAAAAGACGGCATATGGACTTTATCTGTATTCATATGGTTTATCATATGAGGATGGAAAATCAGAAGCTGAGTTTCTATTGGCGACAATTCAAACAAAGAATCTAAAACCTTCAGTAGGTGTTTGGTTTGATATGGAGGATGCAGACAAGTACAAATTAAAGCGTGGAGCATTGAATAGAACAGTCATTACGGATGTATGCAACGGCTTTATAGATGAATTTAAAAAATCAGGATACTACTTTGGAATCTATTCAACCCGCATTTGGTTTAGGGATTATATGCCAACCATCAAATGTAATAAATGGATCGCTCACTGGGATTCGAACAACGGACAGGTAGGAAGTGATTTATCAGGCGAGTGTGACATTCATCAATATACATCTGTTCCTTTTGACAAGGATATATGCTTTAAGGATTTTGAACATTTCAAAAAAAAGGAAACTAGAGAGGATGTGGAAACTGTGGGAAAATTAATGACGAGCCAGCGAGAAGGTATTCAGGATTTCCTATGCCCTTTTAAAAAGCTGTATATCACTCAGGGTACAGGAGTAGGAACTCACATTGGTACACAGGCAATTGATGTGGTCAATGGGAATGGAGCTAAGGCTGCGTATTATGCGCCCGCAGATATGATGTGCTTTGCGACATATCCTAGTAACGGTCAGGCTATGTGGGTAACGCAAAATAAGGTACGTTGTCCGAATGGTTACATTGGTCATGTTGTAATGTGTACGGCCCATGATGAAACATTGAACTTTGGAGCAGGTTTCAAAGTAAAGCAAGGTCAACAGATTGGAAACATGGGCAACGCAGGTAATTCCCTCGGTGTTCACTGCCATATCCAATGCGCTCAAACAAGCGATAAGTCATGGACTAGAAATCGTTATGGCGTTTGGCATTTCAACTGGGAAAAAGATCCAACAGACATTTTCTATATGGACGGAGTAAGGATCTTGAATTATACAAATGCAGGTTGGAAATTTATTTCAGATGAAAAAGCTGGCAAGATCAATTACAGAGCTCATTGCCAAACATATGGCTGGATGAACTGGACTAAAGATGGTGGAATAGCTGGAACTACTGGCAGGGCCAAACGTATGGAAGCCTTGCAAATCTATACTACTGATGGTACTGTAATTGAGAGAGTAGAAGCTCATATGCAGTCAATCGGATGGAAGTCTTACAAAGCACCAAACAAGTCAACAATTATCGGTACGACAGGACAATCAAGACGATTAGAAGCATTGAAAATCAAAACTTCAAAGCCGTGTAAAATGCGTGGCCATATTCAGAATAAAGGATGGACAGATTGGGTTGATTGTGATGGAAAGGAAATGATAGGAACGACAGGTAACTCGCTGAGATTGGAAGCGATTCAAATAAAAAGAGTCTAAACTCGCAGGATCTTCAACTGTTTCAAGAATGTAAGTTTAGATATTTCGCAAGACGGACATATACAGTCCGTCCCTTTTTTATTGTTAAAGTTGAAATTTGTTGTTGCATTTATTTCGCCATATGCTATAATGTAAATGGTCATCAAGACTGCACTTTCACATATTTGGCAAT